CTTTCAACCACATCACCCGAAATGCACACCTGAACAGTTTCTTCACTAGTATCTGCCAAATCAGTCACTTCAGTCGCTAAAATACCAACCGGAATTTCAGATCCATCACTTGCACCAGATGCAACGGGCACCAGTTTCAAACTTGCTGAAACTCTACCAAGTAAAGTGCCCGGCAAAAAGGTTTTCACACCACCACTTGCATTCAAAAGTGTTTCCGTTTCATACCTGTTTGAAAATACAAAAATCTTTGATATATCATACTCAACATGCAATTGATTTTCACCCTGTGTTTTTATAGTTCCTGTGCTCATGATTATTTAATTTTTTCGTTAATACCAAGTTCAGCATCCAATTCAGCTTCTGCAGCTTCTGCAGAAATTTCAGATTCTGTTTTGGGTTCGCCAACAGGTGAAGTTTCAACAGGTGGTGTGTTTTCTGATTGTGCATCATTCACCAAACCTTTTGACACCTGTGCCTTTACAAATTCAGCCATCTGTGTTGCTGACAAATCTTTGCCTGAATTGATCCCTTCAACAACTGCTTTTGGATCTGCATCAACAAATGCCAAATATGCCCCAATTCTGTCTTTTTCAGCTGCAATTCCAGCTTGTTTTCCAGCTGCAAGCACTTCAGCATACAATGCAGGGTGTTCAGCTTTTAATGTATTAAGATCCATTTTTTTCTGTTTTTTTGGATTAGTAATATTTTTTTCATTCTTAATTTCTTTTTTCACAGGTGCACCACCTGAATATTTTGCTGCAACTTGTTCCATTTTAGAATCCAAACTTGCTTGTTTTTTTGGTGTAATATTTACAATCCTGTTAATCAAACCAATCTTTTTTGCTTGTGATGCAGTCAGAAATACATCCTTTCTACTATCCATAGAAAAAATTTCTTTAACAGTCACACCAGATATTTCTTCAAATTTATCAACATCAACTTTTGCTTCAAATGCTCTTTGTAAATCTTTGTTAATATCATTAAGGTTTGATCTTAATTCTTCAGTGAACAAACTGGAATCTTCAAACCATTCAGAATATGCAGCACGATGAACAAGGAATTGTGACACATTGAGTGCTTCAACATTTTCTGCATAAACACAAAAAAACATTCCTGCAGAATGTGCTTTTCCATCTACTTTGACAGATTTGTTTCCCTCAAATTCTCTGAATTTTGCAACCATTCCCCAACCATATTCGGGGGAACCGCCATTTGTGTTGATACGCACAATAAGATCACTAGCTTCTTTGATCTCATTTACCGATGTAATAAAATCAAAGGCCGAAACATCATTGATACTTCCATAAATTAAAACCTCATTTGTCATATTACGTGCAAATATATAAAAATTTTACAATCAAATTCCAATAATTTTAAAAAGAACACATTTCAATAAATTGTTCAAAAGTGATTTCGCCTGTTGCCAACATATATGATCCAAGCAAAACAACAACGCCACCAATAATGGATCCAATAATTCCAGAATAATCAACATTCCCTTCACCGCCAATTTCAGATTCCATGTTTTCCTTTTTGTGTGCCTATAAATGTACATTTCAAAAGTTTGTTTCATTTTTGCGGTGTTTGTAAGTATGATATATTTTACTTTTTTAAAGTTGAATTAATCCAGGTTTTTGCATCTTTTTCATTTACAAATAATTTTGCCGGAATCCTTGGTGGAATTATCATGGAAAATAAACTATATAATAAAACAATGAATTTAGAATTTACAACAATAGCCATTTTGATTACATCATCAACAGACTCATTTCCGCTCAAATAACTCACAGCATCCATTTTGAAACCTTTTACCTTTCTTATGTCAATAATAAACGGATATTTTTTTCCGCGTGTTAAGCTTTGCCTGACTTTCACAATTTCTTTGGCTATTCGCAAATTGATCACAATTGACTTGTAATAACAGTAGTAAATGCCATCAACTATACTCATTTGAATATAATCATTATCCATTTTCAGCATCTTTTAATTTTTTTTGGAGTTCTTCATAATCTTGCAAATCCTTTTTCTTCATTTCAAGATCAAATTCTTTTAATTCGCGTCTAATTTTAAGCATCTTTATTGAAGAAATTAACATGATGACACCACAAACAGAATAAACCAATTTTACTAATTCACTAGCACTTTGCCCCCAATTCATGAAGTCGGGAATATAGTTTGTCAAAATGTCTAAACTAGGAATTTGCAAAACTGCACTACATGTTGCAAGGATTATACTTCCCGCCGTTCTCATAATTTCCATTTCCCGTTTTCTAAATAAATAACCAAAAATTAACACATAAAAAAAGGGCCATTTGTATGATTCTTTTCTCACCTTGTAGATTAAATTCTCTAACGAAATTAATAACAGTATAATTTTCAGAATCCATGAAAGCACCTATTTAAAAATAATATTATAAATTAACTGTAAAATCCTAATAATCACTTTATTCTTTATTTGGATTTTCTGATTTTGTTTCTAATAACAAACCATTATTTTTGCCTTCATCTAATTCTTTTGAAAATTTCTTGATATTATTTTCTGAATCACCACCACCCAATGTTTCTGTTGATTTTTCAACAGTTGTCAGTGGTAATTGATCAGCAAGTGGACCAAGTTTGGCCCGTTCTGCTTCTACTTCTTTTAATGGATCTATATGTGGCACATTAGCACCAATAAATCTTCCAGCTTTGTATGCATCCATAGTCATTTGATCACCTGCCAACATTGCAGTAAAATAACCAGGTGCAGAAATGTTTTTGTTCAACACTTCCAGTTCAAACCAATAATCATATAAAGGTTTGTAAAACTGAAAACTGAATGCATCCCTGTCAACTTTAATTGTGTGTTCCCAATCCTTCAATGCTGCACGACTTGCAGAAAAATTTGAATCATATTTTGACAATGCAACTTCTGGTGGAATGCCTATTGCAGCACATGCCATGTGCACATTTGGCAAATAAAAATCACCAAATGTGCCTTCCTGCTTCGCTTCAATGGATTCCATTTTTGCGCCCTGTGGCATATTATAAGTTGATTTATTTGTTGTCACCGCAATATTATCTGCCAACTGTTGGCCTGTTCGATCAATTGCAACATCTTGATCTGCATCAGCATTGATTGATTTTGCAAGTTGTTTGGCCAACGGTGTTTCACCCGTTGAAAATTCTTGATGGACAATTTGATAAACAATTTTTGCCCTCTCTTCAGCACTTCCAACAATAGCTTCTTTGTATCGGTCCAACTTTTTTAGTGTTTCCAATATAGTGGACAAAATCGGAATGCCTCGGTTGTCATCAATCCTGTATCTTAACCCATAAACAAGAAACGCCGTTGTTCTGCCTGTCTTTATTCCTTTGGCTGGTATTCTTTGAAACTCCAATGGGTTTTCCAACCCTGTAATTGCATCACCAGCTTTTTGAACATAGTATGCAACATGTTCACCTTTTTTGTTTTGCTCAATACCGTTTTTAATAGTATTACCACGGGCAATTGCTTTTGTTTCATCATCACCAAATGGTGGTGTTTTGATATGTGCACCATCAATCAATTGCACATTCAGTTTTCCTTTGACAACCCGTGGAATGACAAGAACATCACCTCCCACAATTGCATTTATATAGGTTGTCCTGGCAATTCCATTCAAGTTGTCAATGCCTTTGTAATCAAATAATTTGGAATTACCATATACACGAAAACGATCTTCAACAGATCTTGTGAAATTTTCAATATTTACATTGATGTTTTCATTTTTCAAAATGGATTCAACAGGTTCGCTTTGCCATTTCAACCCATCACCAATGATCCACATTACGTACCTTTTAATGATGGTTGCAGCAACTTCATCATCAAGATATGCCTTCCAGGAACGGTGGCGCAAACCTTCATATTCCAAACTGTACTTTGTGAGAACACCCAATTCACCTTGATTTTTTTCACCATCATAATCCAAATGAAAAACTGGTCTAAAGTTAGATGCTTGATGTGCTTTGATCAGATCGTGTTTCAATGAAGAAACTTCAGATGTCAAATCTTCAACCGCTTTTTTGTTTAACGGATCTTTAAAGAAATCAAGGTTCATCTTCTTAATGATTTTGAATCAACTAGTTTGACATGCCTTCCATTCAGCCTGTTTTCATACATGGTTCGTAGCTTTTCCATTTCATGGATTGACTTAATCACAGCGTCTGTTCCTTTGTATGTAGTATTGATTTTGGTCTGACCATCATCCAGCATGTATGATGTAATATCATCATTCATTGCACTTTTTAGTGCAGTATCTTCCAAGGCTGTTATGACAGCATTGATTTTGTCAATCTTATCACACAAGTCTGTTGCGCTCTGGATGTAAATCAATGTACTGTCATATTCTACCATGTCACAAAAATAGTGAATTTTTTGTCATTTTAATTTTCCCGTGAACAAAAATCTGAAACGGTTGCCAATTCCAGTGCTTGGTGATGGAATGTGTGTTTCTTTAATTTCATAAAGCTGTTCACGCAATTCATCATACATTTTATCATGCTTTTTCACCATGTCGGAAATTCCATCTTGAATAATATCTTGAATTTTTTCAAGGTTTTTGCCTTTTCTAAAAGGGAATAAAAGTTTTGATACTAATTTTTCTGATATATTATTTACAACATCCATCTTCTTTTTGTTTTTAATTATTAATTAATTATTGATTCACTGTAATTTGCACACGCCACGCGCAGTGCTTCACCCTTGTTTCTTGGGTATTCACGCCACAATTCAATTGCAGCATCTGCAATTTTACACCGTTCAATGATGCACTTCTGGTGCACCTTGGATGCCTTACAAACAGAAACATCATATTGTTCCACTTGCATTGGATAGGCAACCACATATAATAATTCATCAACTCCAAGTGCCAACATTTCAAACTGGAATTGCCAAAAGTCAGCATGTTTGTCATGAATTGGTTCATACATTCGTTTAAAATGACCATCCCATGAAACGGTACATTTTGTTTCCAATCCAACAATCTTTTCTTTTTCAAGCCAAAAACAACGACCATCTGCAGATGCACCGCCGTTTGGATATTCTTTGAAAGGTTCAAAACCTACTTCTTCAAAATCTTTAATAATACCATCATCAATCAAACGCTGGATCAAAAGTGGTTCGTGCATTTTGCCGTGGTCCATCTGTTTGCTTGATTTGCTTTGTGATAACAAGCCTGTGTTCCTTTCCATGCCTACATTGTAGATGTATTTTTCAGCTGCAGAACCAAAATCAACAGTCTTTTCAGGATCACCCCAAATTTTATTTTTTGTTTTTTTGCCACATGACATGAATTCCTTTCCTTTAGATCGTGTAACTTTTCCACGCCTGTGTTCCAACCATTCATCAGTCCTTTGCAAATCATCACATGGATCAGTGACGATTTCGGACTGACCAAGCAGATCGAAATCAAGTGAAGTGAATTTTTTAATCATCTTTTTGTCGCAATGAAAAATCTTTTGAAACACGTGCT